GTCAAGGCTTGGGTTTATCTTCCGAACCTCATTTATGTTCACGGTCTTGACCTCTCCCCAATAGAAGCAATCCTTGAAGTGAGGGTCTTCTGTGTAACTGTAAATTACGGTTGCTGGGTCTGCGTATGATATCTTGATACCGTCGCCAAGATTGAACTCATGCTTAGCCGTGGATATTCCTAGTACCGTTTGGTCGTAGTCAAGTCTTTGTCTTATGCTGTTCCAGTCATTCTCATCAAGAATAGTTCCGATAGCCGTTTCCTCAGCAATCTCGATAGCTGGTTTGTACTTAAGCTGCATATACAAAGAAAGTTCCTCGTCATTGTTCGGGAGCTCCTCTGGTTTCATGATGAATGGGTCTGCCCCAGTCTTTTCCTGTATCTTGGTAAGTATCGGCTTTGCGACCATCTGACCTTCGATGAGGTCTTGGTACTTGCTTCTTTTCGATTGAGAAAGAGCATCTTGGGAGTATGCCTTTGGTTTGAACAGTCTGTCAGACATACCGTTCACAATAATATCAACAAACTTCGGTATAATAGGGATTGGAGTCCAATCTAGGTTGAGGTATGATAAGTCACCATCAACAGCCATCTCATTTTTGTACTTCTGATTTGACTGCTCTCCTCGTGCGTAAAGTCTTAGGTTGTGAAAATTTCTTACTTGGTCATAAAACCTACACCTACCGCCATCTCTTTTGAACCACTCATATTGAATAGCCTGACCAATCCTTAAACCAAAGGCGTCATTTTTTTTCTCTGAATCAGACACGAACTGATTCGGGAAACTTACTTGTGAAACGTTAACTGTAGCCTCCTTCATTGAATAATCTCGCTTGTTGCCCCTTTGTTATTATACCTAGCAAAGTTAATGTTTATTTTATTAGTCTTTGTCGTTGGTTTGTAGATGTGCTTCTGACAAGCCATTATAGCTAATCCTGAACTAATTGATGCATCGTGCTTCGTCCTGTTGTTGATATCAAACCTAGCCCAATCCTGAAGCGTCTTATTGAAAATCATACTACCAACCTCGTCTGGGTTTCTGTATGCTCCAGTCGTGTCAAACCCCACGTACTTCTCTATGTAAGACTCAATTGCAGAGGCGTGAGCTTGCTTAATATCTTCAGAGGTGTTAGGTATACCCCCTATCTCTTTTTCGGTCTTAGATAGCTTGTTGAATGACTTATCTGGTCTGTTCATACAGTAACCCCTATACCCTCTATTTTTAAAGTGATAAAGAAGTCTAGGTTTGTTGTTCTCGGCTAGTATTGGCATACCGTAAAACACACACGCCATAAGAACGTCCTCGTAGAATATCTCTGCTGTCTGAGGTCTAGCTATGTACTCCAAAAAGAACTCGTTACTTGGGGCGTCGTCCATGTTGTACATTGTGAGACCGTGAAGAGAGCCATTAGACCCACCTCCCCCTACAACTCCTGAGATGTCATACGAGTCACATCCGAACGCACCCAAATGGTCGTTTGCTGGCATCTTTCTTCCTACTCTGTCTATTTGACGGTTTTGAAGGTTCGCATTTGGAATCCAACTAGTAAGGAATCTACCTCTGTCATCTGGACTAAATACAACCGTTGAGTCTTGTATCCCGTTTTTCCAATGGAAGCCACCTCTGGTAATATGACGCTCTATAATGAGCGAGTCGTTGTAATCTACCTGCTGATAGATTTTTGTGAGATTAAACAGTGATTGGTTGCTTTCATCCCTGAAAGCATGTGACTCGGTTCTTGGGAACTGTCTGTAGTGCTCATTTAACGCATCAGGGTCGCTCTTCTTTGAGTCAACCTCTGCTTCCCAATAGTCAATAGCCCCTTCATGTATAAGGTCGCCATCAATACCGAGCACTGGAGACTCTGGAGTTCTAAATACAGGCATACCGTATCTATCAATAAAACCCTCCATGTTATGCTCCATCGGGATGAATATAGCATACAGACCGCTTTTTGTTTGACCGTTCTTATTCCTAGTATCAATCTTTGAGTCGTAGTAAAGCTTTTTGAAGTTGTCACCCCCTTTACTGAGAGCGTTAGAAGTACTCCCCATCATGCATTTACCCACAATCTTCTTACCAAGACGTAGACATGTTTTTGTAACGCGCCAGTTGTTGATAATATTGTTAGGCTTCAGCCACTTACCGCTCTCGTCATGAGCCAAAAGTAGCAACTTCTCACTATCGTAAGAGTTGTCATCGGTGTTCTTCCAGTCAATTGTTGTGTCGAGCCCGTCAAACTCCTCAGCCTCTGATAGAGACATGTTCTTTCTGGTGATTTTAGAAGCTGGAATCCTGTAAGCAAGCTCTGTCTTCGGCTTGTCCATACCATCCATTATCGGCTTGAAGAAGAACGGTAGCTTGCTATTGATTGGAACTACCTTATCAGTAAACATCTTCTTGGCGTCAGCACCAGTCTTTGATAAGATGCCAACCCTAGCATTTCTAGCCAGTGTACCCACGTTGACAACCTCAGAAGAGGACATAAACGAGAATCCAGACCGACGAATCTTTAAGTAGCAGTCTCCGTAGCACCTATTATCAGCCTTGCACCCCTCCCAATGAAGGAGTAAAATTCTGTTAGCCTCACGGAAGTCAGGATATCCAATGTCAATCGAAGCCCACTGAAGATACATATAGTGCGACCCAGTGATGTACGTGTTGATTCCGTTGTTCTTGAACCACGCTCCGTTTTCTCTTCGGTCAAACTCACCCTCTATGTAGTCAACATACTTGGCTTTAAACTCATCGCTCTTGTCGTTCCATTGGAATATTGAATGAACTCTACTAAGCTCTTTTGGGAGCTCGTGCCTCTCCCAATACTGTTCCTCTTTTTTTGAGTGTCTTCGAAGACACTCCTTGCTGTAGCTTGGAAGAGCCACAATGAGACCTTGAATGTCGTAAACCTCCCCGATAGTACCGTCCTTTGATATTACTACAACATCGTATTTTTTGTCATAGCCATACTCCCAAGTTCTTGCTTTGTTTTTAGACGTCAAGACACTCTTGGGAATGTAATCCTCAAGAACTTTATACAGTTCAGTGCTATTCTGCTCTTCTTTCCGCAAACCCTTGTTTTAACTTAACCTTTACTTCTTCTTCGCTTGGTTTTTCTGCATCATTACCTTTCAAGTCATCATCTAACGCCTTCTGTTCGGACTCTATCCTGCTGAGTATCTCAAATGCGTCAAACACAGCCAGCTTCTTTGTTGCCGCTGCGTTCTTCAACCTGTCAGCAGATAAGTCCTTGTCATCACCCTCTTCTTTTTTACCCGACCTAATAATCTTTTCTTTAGCAACCTTAATTAACTCTTCAACTGCGCTCTTCCCTGCTTCTATTATTTTGATTCTTGTCTCTCTTGTGTTCATTTTTAATCCTTTTAGACTTCCTTGGGGTGACCCCTATTTCATTCCAACTATCCTCCCAATAAGTGTGGGTGTCATTTTTCATGCGTCATTGTTATTTGGTGGTCGTGTATTCGGTACATTTTTACGCCATCTACATCAAACTCGTACTCAGAGTCTGGAGTGAATGATACGAGTGCTCCCTTTTGAATTCCTAACATCTCCAACGCTCTTGACGGGTATCTCATTATACCAATCAACGGCTCTTTTAAGAATGGCTTATACAGGTATGACTCGGTTTTATCTATTGGCTCTATAAAGCAGTGCCTGTCATAAGCGTTCCACTTCTCTCCGTCATGCCACATAAAGAATTGCTCTGTATCAACAAAGAATAGGTCGTCCTTGAAAAAGCTTTTTCCGCTCCTTCGCTGACCCCTCATGTCATTATAAAACTTAAACACGTTATGATGCACGAGCAACGTGTCACCAACCTTTATGTTTCCGTTATGGTCTAATGGTAATGACACCACCTCCGCAAGTCTATTCGATGCAGAGTGGTCTTCCTCGGAGGTGCTTGTTATAAAATTCTTCCCTCCTAATTCAGTTGAGGCTTTATACCTCTCACCGTTAATTGGACGGACAATAAATTGGTTTGGTGAGCGCATGTTTCGTTTTTACGAGCCACAGCCAATACAGTCTACGTGTGAGTCCATTGGCTTGACCCCATTTAATTTCATCTTAATATTGTGAATCTCATCAAGAATATCAAGCTTGGCTATGAAGCTGTAAGAACTGTTGTCTTTTATCAGTTCGTACTTATCGACTAAAACTTCCATTTCCTCCCTAAGTTCTCTCATCCTAGAAGTTTACATTGTATTCGATTACTACTGGCATGTTTGCGTTGACTGTCTTCCACATTACGACCTCATCACCCTTCTCAATCCAAACATCTATATCATTATCCTCCTGAATACTAATCAAGTGAATCTCGTATGCACCACCTAGAACCTTCTGCCCTTTAATGTAATGCATAGCCGACTTGTAATCAGCCCCTATTGAAATCTTTCTTATCTCCATTATGCTTTCCAAATTTTAATGTATGCGGAACGGCTTTGTCCCCATCCTCCAGCCCCTAAGAACCTTTGTAGATATCCGATATTATAACCGCTACTATCTCTTTGAAATTGAATCTCAAGAGTGTCGGCTGCAACCGCATCAATAATAAATGTTTTTTTGTACGGAAAGTACTGTTCGTTGGTCAATCCAATTGTCGTAGGGGGCTCAATCTCAGTTACTGAGTTCAGCAGACCTCTGACTAAACTGTATGATAGTGAACTAGACGCTGCACTTCTATAGACAGAAAGCTCAACATTAACATGGTACTGACCAGCATCATTAAATGTAACAACCCCACCTGCCGATATTGACACTGGGTCAGTAATAACTCCTTGAGCAGCACCAAAATTAACCAGCATCGGGTTGTCTACGCCAGAGGGGACTTGAAGGCTATCTGATGACGCACCCTCAAGTGTCATTACTAATGAACCACCCCCAGATGCATCCTGCCACTCGACAGCACTCCCCGTGGACGTAAGCACCTGACCAGACGTTCCCACCGAGTCAAGTGAGTCTGTAAGACCCGCCCCTATGGTTACGTTGCCATTCAACACGATATCCTCAGCTGAAGTGTTTCCGTTACTAAGAACCTCATCAAGTGTCAATAAAGCCGTAATTTGACCAACCTTGAAACTTTGAGTCATTAGTAAATTACTCGCGTCTGTTCCTACTAAGTAGTCTTCTGAAGTAGGAGTTACTGATGGGTACGTAGATATTTTAGGCATTTTCTTCTTGTTTTTTAATCTCCCCAGTGGAGATGTCGATAACGGTGTCTTTGCCGTACTTGTCTACAAGGTTTTGCTCGTAAACCGAGTGAGATTTCCTTAACGCATCAACAGCCTTAATTGTGTCATTTTGGGCAATAGCAATATCACCAAGCTTAGACTTTAAGTTCTGAAAATCACTCATGAACGATTTAATCGTTTCAAGTTCTTCTTTTTTAAGTTTCTTCATTTCAATTTCTTTTATATGCAAATATAAGTCTATTTATCAAACCTTGGATATCAAAGCCACAAACAGTATCCCGAATGCGACAAAAGCAATACACACCCAATCAAATCCCTTGTCTTTAACTTGAGGCTGTATAGTTGTTTTCCTAACCATTGTCTCAACGTAAATCGTGTCCGCATCGCACTCAATCTCAACATAGATTGTTTTCATTACAGTGTCAACAGCAATAGTAGCTCTCCCCTTTCCTTTCTCAATTACCACCGTGTCTGTCGTGAACTCAAAGATAGTGTCATGGACTAGTTTTTCTGTAGTCACAGCTATGGTGTCTCTTTCTTCTGTAACGATTATACCCTCAGTGAGTATTGAGGGTTTCTTGGAAATGGCTTTTCGCAAATGCCAATCAGCTGAGCACCCGCACAGCAAAATCATCATTGACAGTACTAATAAAAATTTACTTCTCATAGTTTTTTATTTAGTACATCCAGAAAACATCTTTCGGTTTTGATGGGTCGTTGTCAACATGGATGAAACTGTTCCCAATTCCAATCCTATTAAACCCCGCCCGAATCAAGGCAGGGATGATTTTGGCTCTTTGTCTAGACGTTGTGCATGAGATATCACCAGCCCATCCATCTAAATGTGAGCTGTCTTTTTTACCGCCAACCTTTTTGTTATGCTTTGGAGTACGATGCCCTGAGTTCATGCCAAATGGAGTGTCAGCGACATCCCTTGCTTGTTTTAGCTTTCGCATGAACGAAGGCTTCATGTTTTTGTGACTTCCAACCTCGTCGGGTGAATCGAATTCGTAAGAGTACAACGGGGAGTACTCATCCCATTTTAAATCTTCCATAATTATTTTTGATACCTTTCTTTAAGCTGTTTGTTCTCTTCATGCAGAGCCTCTATATCTTTTCTCAAGCTGTCAATCTCTTGCCTAGCTAGAGCTAATTCCTCACGAGTGCTTTGTAGCTCAGCCCTTAATGGCTCTACAATATCTTTTTGGAATATAATCAACGCTTGACCTATGTTCTGTATATCGACACCAGTCGTCTCCGCTCTCTGTTTTTTTCTTCCAAAAAACCAACCTATAAACCCAGTGGACAAAGCCACTAACGCTGATACTACACTTGATACAATCTCATCCATTTTATACTTCCCCTTTGTCTAATACTTTTTTAATAATAGCTATAGGCTTTTCAACCATAGCCCCTTCTGGTACTTCCTGAACTATAGGCAGAGCCTCCGCTTCTTCGTAACTGTTAGCATTTACTTCATCCGTGATTATGTAAGTAACCGTAGCCTCTCTCGTGTAAGTTATCATCTTAGTAGTGCTTTCGTTTAATGAAGATGTTTGTGATAACGTCAGAAAAACCGCTTGAAGTGGTTTTAGAAATGTCCAACATCATATCATCATTTCCTGAGTCATTAATGTTATAGTACAACGTGGAGGAAGCATTTTCACCCGTCAGGAATGAACCTCTATTGTCTGACCTCTCAAGATTGAAGAAGTTGTCAGCCCACACCATTGCAGGTTGGCACTTCACACCTTGAGCTCCATTTATGTCCGAGCCGTCGATTATCATCCAGCCTGTATAGCCTAAGTAAGTACCTATCCCATTGATGTAAGCCATCCATAACGCCCAGCTTTGACCGTTGGCAGTGCTCATATTAAACTTAGTACCGTCAAGTAGGTAGCTCTGATTGTATCCGTAACCCGTCAAGTGGTCAATAACATACCCCGTTGTTGCCCCCGCCCATGAATGTCCGTTCCAGTTTACGTGCGCCCAAATGTCTGAGCCTACTGATGCATCACTTCCATTTCCAGCATCATCCGTATACCTAATCTTGTTACCAAATTCGTTGTTATGTTTCAACACTGTAGGTGCTACGTTGTCCGTTCCTGACGTCCCCGTTGCAGGTGTCGCTCTTACGTCTGCTTGTGTTGCTGCGTAGTCTATCTGAGCCGTTGAAACAGGGTAAACAGGTGATGTCCTGTCGTAGTTCCCTAAAAGGTAGTTACTCCATGAGTCGCCTGTCGTGAATGAAGCGTTGAATAGCGGTACAGGGTTCTTGTAGCAAATACCACTAGGGGTTACCGCAGTAGTTGTTACTTGTCCCTGACTGCCAACTTTAGCATAAGACAATACAGCGTTCATTAGCTTCACTGTGTCAGGAACGCTTGAGTCTAATGTCCCTAAAACCACATCTGTACTGCTTAATACATCTATTGTAGTAGCACCTCCGCCACCACTTGTGAACCTTTCTGTGGTAGGTCTTATTATGGAATCTATACTTGATACAACATCATTAAAGATGCTAGGATAGGTAGACCCTGCGTCATCAAAGACGTAAACCTTCCCTTCTTCTAATGTAAGAGCCCACGCATCAATGGCAGCTCTTGGTTCTGACCCCTGTGTTGTATTAAGAGTAACTTTAGCCTGATTGGCTTTAGAGTTTTCAAAAACATTAGAAGACCTGAAGTACAGCACAATCTTACCCTCAATAGCTGAAATGCTAGTAAGGCTGCTAACTGGTACTGCAAAAAAATCTAAGTTCGTACCTAGATTATTTTCCGTGACAGAGCTTGAGTCTATTGCACCTTTTTGAAATACAAATAGAGAGTCCTTCATTGCTTTTCCTTATGTGCCTTTTTTAAACGGGACTAGATTGTT